ATATATGCTTCGATAAGCGGTAGCAACACTATCAGATATTCTACCAATACTGGTACTACATGGTCAACTGGCGGCGGCTATGCTTCAACGAATGCCTATTTGGCTTGTAATACATCAGGCTCAGTAATATGCGCAGCGGATTTTAATACAAATTATTATGGAATTTATACATCTACCAATTACGGAATAACGTTTACGCAGACTTATGGGACAGTATCAGATGGTTATAATCGTGCTTCAAGTCAAATTGTGATGAACGACACCGGAACTCTTGTTGTTGCTACACAACGTTCTGGACAGGGTACGGCGCTATTCGTATCCAGTGATTCAGGTTCTTCATTTACTGCCCTATATAATGAGATGGGCGTTCCCGCCAATTTAAATTGGGGTGGTATTGCTATGCGTAATGATGGTACAGCGTTTTCTTTGGCGCAACAATCTGGTACACTTTATTACGTACAAGTCAATCAACTTGCGATAACTACTACACTTAATTCTGCGGTATCTTTTAATAAACCAGTAACTATGACGAAACGTGTAATATTGCCCGATGTTTCCATGACTAATTTTTCGACCACAACAGATTCTTTTATAGGAGGAAATTTAAATGTTAATGGTAATCTTCTGTCGAAATATGTAACTTATTCTATACCCCAAACCGCTTTTAAAGGGTTTGATTATCCGTTCGACTTAAGTGGAAGCCCTATTTATCAGCCGACCTATTTATCATCTATAGCTAATAATCTTTCTGGATTACAATGGCTAAGTATTGTAAATGGTAACAATAATCAATATACACAGGCCCTAGCAAATAATAACGGACTTTACATAAATAGTAACTATTTAAATATAAATAATTGGACTTACGTTAGTGCCGACGCGGTTTTACCAGCTCAGACCAATTGGAAATTCATGTTCAGTAACAAACAGAACAGTAACTATTTGTTAGTTGCAGACGGAAGTAATAATTTGTATATATCAAACAACTATGGTAATTCGGGTAGTTGGACCAATATTTCTGGTATTCGTGGTCTTCCCGCCGCAGCAGATATTATTTGGCAAACGGGGCACGTTTCACATAATACTACTCCTGGCCTAATGATGGTATCTGCGACATCTGGGACATCTTACATATCAACTGATAGAGGTACCACTTGGACCTCATTTAATATTGGGGCTGTTTATAGCATATGCTCCGCCAATAATGGAGCGAATATATATGCTTCGATAAGCGGTAGCAACACTATCAGATATTCTACCAATACTGGTACTACATGGACCACCGGCGGATCTTTTGTTTCAACAAATGCCTATTTGGCCTGTAATACATCAGGCACAGTAATATGCGCAGCGGACTTTAATACAAATTACTATGGAATTTATACCTCCACGAACTATGGTATAACCTTTACGCAGACTTATGGGACAGTATCGGATGGTTATAATCGTGCTTCAGGTCAAATCGTTATGAACGATGCCGGAACTCTTGTGGTTGCTACGCAACGTTCTGGATACGGGACGGCACTATTCGTATCCAGTGATTCAGGTTCTTCGTTTCTTGCCGTATATAACGTCATGGGTATTCCTTCAAATTTAAATTGGGGAGGTATTGCTATGCGTAATGATGGTACGGCGTTTTCTTTGGCTCAACAATCTGGTACACTTTATTACGTACAAGTCAATCAACTTGCGATAACCACTACAGTTAATTCTGCTGCGGTTTTTGGAAAAACCATTACAGTAACCAAGAATTCAATAATGTCGGATGTCTCTGTGAACAACTTATCTATTTCAGGAAATGTTATTTCAAGTTACATAAAGACAATTAATAGTAATGCTTACGTCCAAATACCTACTCCAAAACTAGGTAATACATTCATAATATGTAGTCCAACCGGTCAATATTTTTTAGATTCGAATGGAAACTATTCGACAAATTTTGGAAGCACATGGACGATTTTGACTACAAATACTTATTCCAGTGGAAAGGGCAAAATTTCTACGAATGGCCAATATATTTGTGCTTATGGAGCAAAGTTTTCTTCGAACTACGGCGTAACTTGGAATGGAGTGCTAAACAATAGTGATTTTACTTCGTTATATCAAGCACAAAATCAACCAGGCACAACAATCATGAGTGATAGTGGACAATATATTCTTGTTTCGAACAATAGATTTTATGGTACAGATATGAGAACAATTATATCTTCTGATTATGGTGCGTCTTGGACAAGCACAAACAGTTATACCGCTTATGACGGCGACATGTCTTCTACTGGCCAATACGTAATAATCGCTCGAATTCCTGTAACAATAGTAACCAAAAATATTTTTATTTCCGTATCTTCGGATTATGGAGCAACATTTACTGATTTAACAAGTGATATTCTACAATATTATGACAGGGAAGGCAATTATAGTAATAGTAGACCTTTGGTTTTTATGAGTCCAGATGGACAGTCCCTGGGTGTCTATACAAACGGAGGAAATCAGGTTTCGATTTCAACTAATTTTGGTACTTCGTTCACATTATTACCCACTTTACCAGGGATACCAAAACTTTGTAAGATTACGAATGCTGGTTATGTTTTGGTTGCTACTGCAACAAATGTTTATACCTACACCATGAATTCTTCAACTGCTTGGTCGGTTAGTCAAGTTCTTGTATCTGTTGGTTCAACGACAAATAATTTCGCTGCATCGTCAGATTTAACTTCTTATGTTTATTTGGGAACAACTACGGGTATATTTAAAAATTCAAGTCCATTTAATACTATTCTCGATTTAAGCGGTTCATTGACGTTGAACCGTGCTGATTTTAATAATTATGGAAACGTAACCATTATTGGAAATACTATACATGCTGGTACTAGTGCTTTTATTAACGATGTTTCTATGAGCAGCCGTTTATTTTGCGCCGGTGACGTATCATTTAATCGACGTTTATACGTGGGATCAGACGTCTCATTTGGAGGTAAATTATATGTAGCTAGTACACTTACCAAAGGTGGTGGGTCTTTTGATATTGTCCATCCCGATCCTTCAAAATCCGAGACAACTCGTCTTCGTCATTGTTTCGTAGAAGCTCCAACCCGTGGTGATAATATGTATCGGTATAAAATAAACGCCGTCGATTTATCCGCGTCATTTGTGCTACCAAGTTATTATAAGTTTTTGAACGAAGATACTCAGATTTGGGTGAATCCGTCAAATTGTCTTGGATCCGGTTTTGGTATATTAGAGAACGATAATGAGACCGTTAAAATTAAGGTTTCGCAAGACGGCGACTATAATGTGTTAATCATTGGGACCAGAAAAGACCAAATGATGATTGATTTCTTTGATAATGCAGGTGGAGCAGAGTACAAAATTGCTAATACAAATACGGACATTTCTAGTACGATTGATGCTTCTGGTGATATAGATGTTTCAAGTAATACAGATGTTTCAGGTAATTAAATAGTTGAAATAAACTCTTCAATCATCGGGAAAATAGACTTAATTGCCTCTGCGCACTTGAGCGCAACTTCCTGATGTTCGCGCTGCGTGCCGTTACCGCTACGCAACTGAATATAATGAACCCACGACCTGAGCGTTCCGTTCATATAAAGTCGCGACATCGTCATTCCCTCAGGTAGTACCGCGCGTGCCTGCTCTTTCGCGATACCATTATCTAGAGCCCACTGATACGCTGCTTCCGCTGTATCCGCAACCTTATCTTGCATTGTTGTCCAGAGTTGCTGGAGGCGTTGGTCGTCAGTCTCAATACTATTCTGGCGGTTCTTGGTATCTTGTATGCGGGCTTCTTTGTACTCGAAACCTAGATCGGCTACTGCATAACGCTGTGAAAATTCCTGAAACGAGAACGAACGATGACGCAGGATTTGCCTGGCGATGTCGCGAGTGGTTTCAATTTCGAGACATACTGATACCATTTCAAGGGGCGACCAATGATTGTTCTTGATGAGGTACCGTATTAGACGCTCATTCGTATCGGTATTGAGTTGGTTGGATGGATTGGAGACGCGTGCACAGAAAGCAACGATATCTTGTAAAGATGAAGTTTTGTCGGTGGCGACGGGCTGGCTGTGACTGATTAATTTGACGCGCATTTGATAATATAATCAGTAATGTTTATATTATTGTTTTTTATAATATCAATCTATTGTCATAAAATTTTGCCATACTAGATGTGGTCATGACTTTATTATTACAAACCATACAAGCCATATACCCATTCATTCCTCTACTAGTATTATATCCATCAGTTCCTAATCTATTAAAATTGGCATTCATTGGATTCGATGCAGAAAGAGAAAAAGTGTTCCAATAATTGTTAGCATTTGTTATGCCAGTTGCAGTTGCACCATTTACATAAATTGTTACTGTGCCCGAATTCGGTAACCAATCATATTGATGACCCTGTCCTCCTAAACCGCCGCCCATTATAGCTAATCTTGCCCAAGTTGAAGAATTGCCTAGAACACCGTTATATCCTGATGTTTCGTTTAATATATTTAATTGACTAAAAATTGTGTAGGGCGAAATTGATGTTGTGAATGCAATATATGACCCAACTGTACTTGAAAACTGAGGAATATATTTTCCCGAAATTAATATAATATTTGGTTGTATAGCGGTGTTAGTTTGTGTTCCATGATTACCGACACTTCCTTGGTCATACCATTTTGTTAAATAACCTGTGTTGGTGCTAATCCATGAACTATATGATGTTCCTGTTCCGCCAGCACCTGTTGTTAAATAGGATTGCGTTTTATCCGCGTAAAAATCCGCAGTAACTCCCGTTCCAGAATTTCTTATACTTACTACGGGACCTGTATATGTTGGTACAATTAAAAACATACCATATGCAATAGTAATATTTGATTCTGTTTGATAAGGGTCGGGAGGTGTATACGTAGTCATAGATACGCTTGTTGATTGTGCAGAAGTTACGGCTGGTCCGTATGCACTAACAGTGATAGAATAAGATGTACCACTGGTTAGACCAGTAATAGTATACGAGGACGCTGTTCCCGAACCGACTCCGACCGAACCATTCACATAAGGCGTGTATCCAGTCACTGTTCCGCTTGGTGCTGTAAAACTAAATGTTATTGTTGTTGCTGTTGAGCTAATAAATGTTAGTGTAGTGGGCGAACCAATAGCGGTGGTTAGCGATACCGGACTGGGGTTTTGATAAATCGTTGTTACTGAACCAGTTGGTGCCGCACTATAATAAGGATGCGCACCAGGTAAACTGGTCTGAAGCCCCCATTTCCACATCAAATAACCTTCAACTTGTTGGCGCTGGGTGGTAGTTAACACAGAGTTATAAATAAGGATTTCTGCGACATAGCCGTTCCAGTATTGGGAACCTCCACCTGGACTTGAGCCTAGCACTAACGCTGTAAACGTTGTAGTTATTCCATTTTTAGCTGTTAATGCCGTTCCATTAACGTAAGGTATTAATCCGGTATTCGTGTTATTATTGGTCATCTCCATCAAACATAAACTAGCAACACTTGTTGCTGGACTATTATCAATACTAGCATCACTAAATGAAGCAGTTCCTGGTCCATTAACAGTAGCAAAATTTTTATTTCCATTACCGCTTCCAAAATATAAAGTTTGACCATTAGTAATACTTCCTTGTAATAATCTACCATAACCGTTTGATGCAGTATAACCAATAGCAAAAATAGTATAGTTAGTAGGGAATGCGACTGAAGTATTTGTCATATATTTTGAAGTGCCAAGATTTATTCCATTTTTTCCATTTGACATGGCCGAATATGTTGGTTGTGACGCAGTTGTTGCCTGAGTAAAATTGTAACCACTGTTAGATTTGTCATTCCATTGAGTAATGTTGGACCCAGAGAAAACAATGCTAGTGGTATCTGCACCATCTAACCATACTAGACATCCGCTAATTGTTGTGGGATTCAATGCTCCTGCTGTGCTAACATTTGCTCCAAGTGCGACAGAATAATTTGTGCCCGCACTTAAGCCGCTAATAGTATACGAACTGGGCGTTCCCGAACCTGTTCCTGCTGACCCATTAATATACGGAGTATATCCAGTCGGTGTCGAGCCGGTCGTCGGTGCAGTAAAACTAAACGTAAGTGACGTCGTCGTCGCGCTAATTAATGTAATATTTGTAGGGAAGGGTGCGAGAGTACTGATAACCAGAGGACGTGAGGGATTTGATAAAACGTTTTTTGTGGTGGTTGTTGTAACCGTGGTCGTACCACCAGTTGGTGCCGAGCTATAATAAGGATGCGCACCGGGTAAACTGGTCTGAAGCCCCCATTTCCAAGCCAAATAACCTTCAATCTTTTGACGGTTCGTTGTCGATAAAACCGAATTGTACATTAATATTTCACAAATATTTCCATTATAGAACTGGCCACCAACTGGCCCCCCTATGGCCAAACCGGTATATGTCGCAGAACTGATAGCGCTAACCGGACCATATGTTGTTCCGTTTTGATACGCATACAAATTTGTTCCGTCGTGTGTTTGTGCTATTATATTTAAACTTATCATATCGCCTGCTGTTATCAAACCACTCCACCCACCAGAACCATTACCCATTCCTCCTACATAATATTTACTTGGCGGATATGATACTTGCATTAGTAATCCGGGGTTAAATGTGGACGTAAATATTCTATTGCTATCATTGCGACCGCCATACTCAATAAACTTATTTACAATTAATATAGTGTAAGATGTGGTTGTACTTATCGTTGTGTTAGAAAGATATTGACTTGATGATACATTAAAATTTACTGATGGCTTAGAATCCGTTGTCGTTCCATAAGTGGGTTTGGAAGCGTTTTGTGTAAAATGAAATCCTTGCCCAGATTTATCAGCCCAACTACTTACAAGCGACGATGATTGGGTTATCGTTGTAGCATCTGCTGCATCTAGCCATAGTGCGCAACTACTAATTGACGTAGGAATAAATGTTGTCGCAGTAGTACTGCTTGTACTACTTGTCGATACAATATTTGCTACCATACTAATCGTATAGTTACCACCAGGACTTAGTCCATTTATTGTATAAGAGCTGGGCCCACCAGTACCACTAAACGGTTTTCCGTTAACATAAGCCGTATAACCAGAAATTGTACCACCCGTCCTTGGCGCAGTAAAACTAAATGTTACAGAAGACGTATCTGAGCCAATTGAGCTAACTGAGCCAGGTGGATTAACATCTGGTGACACAATAGAATAGTTTTGTCCTAAGCGTTGTGAATTTCCATTAAAACTATTGAAAAAGGAAAAAGACATTATATATTTTTACTATATAATGTCTATATAATTGGTAACGAAAATTGATTTTGATCCATGCGCAACAAAATAAAGCAAAAACTTAATCAACATGGAACAATCGAACATAACTACTATTCTGGAATACGCTACATCATTAATTGGCGCTCCATTTCGCTGGTATGACCCAGAATTTGATTCTTTTAATGGAACCGATAAATTTTGGTGCGAAAATGCTCCTGCACCAATGCCAACAGATATTATAGAAAATGATAAATCTATTGTATGCGCCGGTTTCCCCAATTTATTGCGAAGAAAAGCGGGATTATCTATACCAGGATTAAATGGAAACATTACTGGGAAGTACAAAGAATTTTTCAAAACCTTACCTGGTGGAACCGGTGCTTGGTTTCTTTATTTATTTCAGAGAAAAAGGCTAGAAAAACTGGATTTGAAAAAGCGATATCCAAAAGGTACTCTACTTTTGGCAAGATTTAAAGATAATGAAACTGACCAGGGTCATCTTGCTGTAGTCTATGATGACATTGACAACAGTAAAACTATAAATGATCAACTCATTATACATGCAGTTCCTGATATTTTATATAATGATAGAGATAAACACAAAAATCACGGCGCTGTAAAAGCCGAGCTCTATAGTATCTCAAATAACGAATTTAAATATAAAGGCAAAAAGAGCTATTACACTTATGTTTGTCTTCCTGAAAATTGGTTGTTATTGGATTAACATACTAGCTCATTTTCCGCCGTAACTATTTTTTTAAATTGTTTATGTGCGTCTGCTGCATTTTCGGCATTTAAATCTACAATTAATTTTACTTCTTTATGTTCTCTTTTATCCGCGGGATAATATTCTTGTATTAACTCTTTCGTGACCTTACGCCCATTTAAAAAATCTATAAAAGGGTCGCCTTCAACAACTCGAGCATTTGAATATTGTATAAGTAGCCACGTACTAACTGGATTAATCGCCGTACTTTTAAAAAAGCGCATTCCGGGTATTTTATATCCAACTATGGATAAAACCGCTCTTAATAATTTATTATATTTTTTACCTTCTTGGTCTTCGTCCGTCTTGGAATTTATCAATATTTCTCCTTCATGAACCATTATTAGTTCAATTGAACTAATACATCGATCATCCGTACATAACGCTAAAATTAAAGTATTATAATATTGGCATCCAATACACACATGACCATGTTCTCCGTATCGTTTTAACGGTTCTAAAAAATCATAATAGGGTGCTAATTTTAAATGCAGATTCGGGCATTTTTTACGAAGTTCTCGATTTAGCTCCTCAATAGAATGCTGAGCCGCCGATAAATTGATTTCTGGGGCACATGCTTGGAGTAAAATCGCGTCTTTGACCAATTGAACGTTTTTATTGCCAATCGTACGTTTTTTAGCAAGTGCATCGGCGCACTTTTTTTTCATATCTGACATTGATGAAACCTTACTCTTACTATTTGTACTAGGTAACTTTAAAAGTACATATTTACCATCGGCACCTTTAAATACTACATGCCGGTTCGCATCATCAATATAATTAATACAGCGGTCTCCTTCTGCATTATCAAATTCTAATTTATATATGTGTTTTTCGCCCTGCATTTTTTCTAATCGTGTTAAAGTATAATCTTGGCCTTCATTTCCGCTAACAATTTCAATATGTGGTGGGCTAGCCTTTCGGGTTCTCGATTTTGCTACAGTTTTTCTTGATCTTGTTTCCATTTATTTATACGGATAAAATTATTTGTTTATTTATAATACGATTCCGAAAATTGAATCCTTTTCGCTAATTTATGTAGTAATACAAAACACACAATTAAGATGTCATCTGACGCAACTGTTTATAAAGTGGGAGAGGAGTATTTATTATGCCCTACTCAATCTGGTACCGATAAAATAAAAAATGACTCTGCAATGCAACAATGGCAGACAACAAACCCGGCTCTTCTGACTTACACGTGGAAAACCCCGCAAGATGCTGTACATTATCAACGCATATTATCGAGAAGTGCTGCAGCGGCGGCTGCTTTTGCCAAGGAACGTGCCATAATAAATAAATAAAAAATAATTGCGTTTACAATAACTATTTTTTTATATCCGGGAAATAAATATAATTTACTGTATATTTTTTTTATACAGCAAATTTGTCAAACATGTAATGCCACTCTTTTTCAAGCTTGTCCTGCCAGTCATTAAATTGCTTAAAAATGATGTCTTCTTCAACTGGGCTTAAATTTGTCCGACTTAAAGACCATTCCTGTGAAGATTTAATTATGCATTTATTGCCACGAATAAACGCAAAATACGCCTTTCCAGAAGAGGTTGCTTCAAAGATGGCGTGCTGTGTTCGCATAATACCAAACATAGCCTCTTCAATTTCCTCTACTTTCTTGTTCAACTTGGTTAGAAGGAAACGCCTGCAATTTGAGGCAAACTGGGGTGTGCTTGGTTCAGCCATTTCAACAGAGCTCTCAACTAACGCTACCTCTGCCTTTACTTTCATTAATTCTTCAATCATACTTGATTTTGTTTTGCGTAATTTATAAATCGACAAAAAGGATTCAATTTTTTGCGTTTCCTTTATATAAATTTTATTCGTAAAAATGAGAACATTCTATTTGTCTATAAAAATATATAAAAAACATTGTCCATTAATAAAAGTCACTATGCAGTTAAGCGATGAACAGCTTTATATTATTGAACAAATAAAAGAGGGCAAAAACGCCATAGTTTGCGCTGTCGCTGGTTCTGGTAAAAGTTCCACTGTATTGAGCGCGGCCCAACAAATGCCCGACAAACAGTTCCTTCAATTGACTTATAACGCATCATTACGTGCAGAAATTAAAGAAAAAGTTCGAGAACTTGGTCTCACAAATATAAAAATCCATACGTATCATAGTTTGGCTGTCCGTTATTATTTACCAAACTGTTTTACGGATACCGGTCTACGCCGTATTTTATATCATGACATAAAACCACGGCAAGAAATTCCCTTATGTAATGTTCTCGTTATTGATGAAACACAAGACATGACATTGGTCTATTTTCAAATTGTTCAGAAATTTATTAAGGATATGAACGAAAAGATCAATCATAAATTTCAATTACTTATTCTAGGAGATGAACTCCAGTCTCTTTACGAATTTAAAGGTTCCGATGCCCGATTTTTGACTCTAGCCGAACAAATATGGAAAAAATGTCCTTTTTTGAGAACCAACGAGTTCTCAAATTGCTCCATGAAAATGTCATATAGAATAACCGATGAAATTTGTGCTTTTGTCAATAATGTAATGATTGGCCAACATCGTATGAATTCTTGTCGGTCAGATGAAACCGTAAAATATGTTAGAAATTCGAGAACCAATCTAGAAAAGACGGTTATTTTTGAAGTCAACCGATTACTGGCTCAGGGTGCCAAACCTTCGGATTTTTTTATATTAGGTGCCTCCGTAAAAAGTAGTAAAAGCGTGGTCCGTAAAATGGAAAATGTTCTCGTTAGTCAGGGAATTCCTTGTTATGTTCCGATGATGGAAAACGAGAACATTGATGATCGTGTCATTGATGGTAAAATAGTATTTTCTACGTTTCATTCTGTAAAAGGTCGTCAGCGCCCTTATGTATTTATTGTGGGATTTGATAATAGTTATTTTGAGTTTTATGCGAGAACATTACCTACCGACCGTTGTCCAAACACTCTATATGTTGGGGCAACAAGGGCTAGTAAAGCGCTTTTTTTATTAGAAGGCGATAATTTTGCGGGCGATCGACCGTTACCGTTTTTAAAATTAAATCATCATGAAATGCGTGCGCAGCCCTATATTCAATTTAAGGGCCAACCCAAATCTATTTTTTATGCTGATGAACGTACTGTACCAGAGTCTATTAACCTAGTCGATAAACATTTCGAAACCCCTACCAATATGATAAAATTCATACCGGAATCCACAATTGAAGAAATATCACCCATCGTTGACCGTATTTTCGTTAGTGAACAGGTTCTCGAAAAAGATTGTGAATTTGATATTCCGTCTATCATTCAGACCAGTTCGGGACATTTTGAAGAAGTAAGTGACCTCAATGGTATTGCGATTCCTGCCATGTATTATGACGAATTGACAAACATGTTCTCTAAAAACGAAAAATCAAATATATTATTAACAATCATACACCAAACCTTGGACCAAATGAAATCTAGCGAACATATTTATATTCGAGAACTCGTTGATGCCCTTGGACCATGTACTGGCTCAATTAAAGAATATTTATATTTGGCCAATATTTATGTGGCTACACAGGAAAAATTATATTTCAAGTTAAAACAGATTAATGCAGCAGAATATAACTGGCTTTCTGACCAACAATTTAATAATTGTAGAGAACGATTAAATGATGTCATCGGCAAAGAATGTGCTGATGTTTGCCCTCGTATTGAAGAAACTATATTGAATCCTTCGATGGAGCCAGAACATGCTTTAATTGATGCAGCACTCGCGCAATTTTTTGAGAACAAAAAATTCCGATTTACGGCGCGTACGGACTTAATAACAGAATCTACAGTATGGGAAATTAAATGTACTAGTAAAATATCAATGGACCATTTATTACAAGTTGTAATATACGCTTGGTTATGGGCAGTGACAAGGCCGGGTGAACCAAAAGTATTTAAAATATTTAATATTAAAACTGGCGAAATCTTAAGATTAAATGCGTCGCGCGAAGACCTAGATTATATTGTTATTTCTATTTTGCAAGGTAAATATTTGGAGCATGAACCAATTAGTGATGAGGAATTTGTTCGGATGACAGGGCACTAAAATAGCACTTGAGACGTGCTTAAAGTTACGTTAGCAACATTTGTTATTGTTTGAGTCGATGAACCATCATTAGTTATAGTAGAGCCATCCATCAAATATTTAGTATTTGTTATATTTGTTAATGCGGATGTAGGTACTGTAATCAAAGCGGCAGTTGGGTCATAAACCGGGCTACCCACGACAATTCTAAAATTAGCCAAAAAACCTGTGAAAAAATATTATTTTAGTACAATTAAACATTATCGCTAGCATCAATAGGTGCCTCGGGGATAAACTTCTTGATACACTCCCAAATCTTGGCCGACTCATCAAAAGAAAAAGCACCGCGTTTCTGGGCCACATTCAAAAAAGAGACCATGACATTAAGTGCCACGTTCTCATTACTGACAGGAACGTTGAGCAAATCATTATTTACAATGGCCGACTTGGCATCGGTAGGAATAGGACTAGGCTCAGTAATCTGGCTAGGAATCTCGGTAGGAACAGGTTCAGTAAGCTCACAGGACATTATACATTACATAAGATTTATTTTTTATATTGTTTTAATTATTTTTTTATACGCGGACTGATTGGCTTAACATATTCAAAACAGCCGTTTTTGAGAACGCGTTTGTTTTCCCGCCAAGCCCGACTGGCCTCATCAAAATCAATATTAACGGCAAATTGCACCTTTTTTGTCTGACTACGAGTTAGCATGGTAAATTTACTTATATTAATAAATAAATCAACAAAATCAATTTTTATAACTATAAACAAAATGTTTATCTGTATTTATAATATTTGGGTCTTCATATTCTGATATGTTATTCTGCGCAACGTTTTTTTTTAAAAACATATCAATATGTTCATTATCTGAATCATCAAATATAACAGGGCAGCCCATTTTTGATAAATATTTTACGTTATGAAAATCAGCCGAAAAAACGTCATACGTATGCCCACCATCGATATGGCATAAATCATATTGATGGAGGGCATCTTTATTGTTTATTAAAAACTGGACTATTGTTTTAGTAGAATCCCCCGTCATCAACGACATTTTTGTATTTGGAAATACCGATGCTATGTATTTTAAACAAGGAATTGTATAGGCATGACAATTTAAATCAAATAATAAATATTCAGCCTCGGGATTTTCAAGCAACATAATAAGAAGACTATGGCCAGCATTAACTCCGATTTCGCATATTTTCTTTTTATCACGAACCAAATATTGCAAATTTTTGATTTTATCTAAATTTTCATCTAAAATGAAATGGTCAGCGGTTTTATCACAAATCAAATTACCCTCCACTGTTTCTCCAATTTCTTTCAATATACTCGCCAAATTTTTTACATGTACATTCTCTAATAATTCCATTATATATTAGTAAATATATAATGTCTATTTTTTTAAATCTATAAAAACAAATCTTTTATTTCTTACCAACCTTTTTACCGCCTTTATTTATACATCTTTTGTTTGTGGTATTTTTCTTTTTACCAGGTGGGCATTTGGTATTACAACGATGTGTTTTAGTATTTCTACGATGATTCTTTTTACACCGTTTATATTTACGTGTCTTTTTGGATGGGGATTTGGAAGAAGTTTTACTCTTACGACTACGACGCACCACTGGTATTAAATCTACTTCATCCTTAAAGCTTTCCTCTTCTAAACGAGGGGCGTTAGGTTTTAATAAAAACTCTTCTTCTACAATAATTTCTTTTGGTATTGAAATTGGTGGCATCGGTCTTGGTGCAGGCATAGGCATAGGCGCAGGCATAGGCGCAGGCACAGGCATAGGCATAGGCGCAGGTGCAGGCATAGGAGCAGGTGCAGGCATAGGAGCAGGTGCAGGCGCAGGCATAGCTTGCTGTACGGGTTCAGGTTGCTGTTCTGGCGCGGCCTCCGTTCCTATTCCATTATTAGATATTTCATCTATTTCTTGAGGAGGAGGACCAGCAATAGCTACCGCGCTATTCGTAGCAATGTTTGCCATTTCATTTTCTTTTAATGGTACTACACGATTTACTTCCGCCATATATATTAGAATCACAATTTATTTTTATCAATAACAACTTCCCGTAAAACATTTTTCATAATTTTATCCATATATTTTTCATCTTGTTCTTCCGTTGCTCCTCCTAAAGCGGTCAATGAAAGTCGAATATATTCATTGTTCTCCTTTGAGTTGTTATTAATACATTCTGGATTTAATTCCTGCCATTTTTGTAATTGTTTCAAATTAAGTTCTGCTACGCGATTTACAGCTTTTCGTAATTTCTGTTTTTCTGGATTTTCTTTTTCCCATGCATCTTGATCACGCACATATACCGTCTCGCGTTTTACATCAGTACAATGTATTGGTCGTTTATTAACATCCATGTTCTTAATACCATTCATAATAATACGAGAAATCCCCTCAACATAACCAAGTCGACCAGTGTTCTCAAAATCCTCGACTTGAACTTGTAGCGAATTAATAAAATCTGTTAGATTAATGGCGTCTTTACATGTCTCATTCAAGAAAAAATTAAGATTAAATTGATTATTTGTATTCAGCGAATTCGTATTATTTGATTGATGCGTGCTCGAATTCTGTTTTGCGATTTCAAATAGTTTTGTGTTTTGCTCTAAAAACATATTCTGCATTTCTTTATTGGATTTCATCATCTCTTTGAACATTTCACATATAATTGCGGTAGATGGATTTTCCGGTTCGATTGCGTTAGCTAATATGGGCACAGATTCGCTAGTAACTATGGGCTTACATTTTTTCTTATGTTTCCATATTCCACTCGCTGTTTTAAAACACGTATTACAGTTTGTGCATTCTAATTTGTTTGTCATATTTGCATTAATATGCTTTGTGCTTACCTCGTGTTTTGCAAAATCACTACTTAAATTTGTTGAATAATTACACTTATAACAAAAGTGTCTCGCGTTATCATCACAGGAGGATTTTTTATTTCCTATTATTTCCGTTTTATTTCCAGATATTTCCATGATTCTTCTTTCATGTTTACGGGTCAATAAATGTTTATTATAATCACCATTTTGATACGTATTATAGTCACATACAAAACATTTATAAATCTTTATAGGTTTATCGAGCACAATTTTATTTCCGGACATTCTTATAAACTGGAAATAAAAAATCTTCCTAAAGGTGGCGCGGCCAATTTTCTGTAAAAATGTTATGCAGTCGATCATAAATTAATATTTTGGAATTTACTGCATTAAGCTCACAATCCGTTTTTTGGCTTTTTCCCAGAATTATTTATCTCGTACTTTTTCATTTTGGACATTTATAAAATGTCCAATTTCCAAAAGTTGGCCTATTTCTTTTTGGGGATTTATGAAAATAATATAATAAATTGTCTAGGGTACTTAAAGAATGAAAAATTGAATTTTATTTATTATATCAATTATTGGATAAACAAATAATGTCGTCTAGGACTGAGTATATCATGATATGGGAACACTGGACCAAGTATTATGATACTGATAATGCTAATGAGAAAAACTTTGAAAAAAATATGGAGGCGTTCAGTACACGCGTGAACGGATTTATGGAGGAGGGTTGGCGGCCACTAGGTCCGCCACAGTTCTCTGCTGGCTGGTTTACTGGTTGTACAAATACGGGCTCGGCAGTTTGGACTGTTATTCGTGAATTAGATTCTCCACAGATAAAACATCCAGATAATGAGGAATAGGCATTAAATCTCTCTTAATTTGAGAGCAGCAATACTTTGATATTTATCATTCATTAATTGAATAAGTTCTTCGGCCTTTACCAATTTTTCTTTTTTTAATATATCGGCGCCTTCCTGAATAAGATCACGCGAATTTCGTACTAAAAACTCGGCATAATGATAGGCTTCGTCTATCAAGCTCGCTACCTCAACATCGACCATCTCTTTATATTTTTCGCTCATGTCGGGATATACCGCATGCTTACCCATTCCATAATATAAAATCATTTTTTGTGCTAATTTAAGTGCCTCTTCGAAATCATTAATAGCGCCAGTAGTAATGGAGCGACCATAAAACACTTCTTCTGCAATGCGACCACTGAGTAAAATCATCAAATGTTCAAACAAAGCTTCGCGAGTCATAATAGGGCTTTTATTATTGGCAAAAACGGTATATCCAGGACTATTCGGGGCTTGTAAATTAATTAATATTTTGGTAACAGGACTATGATGTTTACATAGGAGTCCTACGACGGCATGGCCTAGTTCATGAATTGCAATATGATCAATAATAGAATCCGTAAATTCATGCTCATTGGGTTGCCACCCGACCATCATTTTATTAAGGACGAGTTCAATGTCTTCGTTGTTCATCGAATTACGATTTAGTCGAAGGGCATTTAACATGGCTTCATTTAATAAGTTCTCGATTTGAGCAGCAGAAAACCCCGCAGTATTTTCAACGAGTTCTTCAATATTAATATTAGCCATGGGTTTACCGCGGCTATGAATATTAAAAATAGCGGCCCTGGTTTTTTCATCGGGATTTCCAATAAAAATACGTTTGTCTACGCGCCCGGGTCGCATTAAAGCCGGGTCTAGTAAATCTGCGCGATTCGTGGCACCAATTAAAAAAATACCCGAAGTGTTTTTGAAACCATCTAGGCCGACCAGGAGCTCATTCAGGGTTGAATCGCGCTCCGTATTAGCTGTCTCGGCATCAGTCGAGCGGCGGCGCCCTACGGCGTCAATTTCATCGACGAAAATAATACAGGGTAAATTATCTTTTGCTAAACGAAAAAGTTCTCGAATACGGCTAGAACCAACTCCAACGTATTTTTCTAGGAATTCGGAACCTGATACGGCGATGAAAGACACACCTGCTTCTCCAGCAAGTGCCTTAGCAAATAAGGTTTTACCATTACCAGGAGGACCCTCAAAAATAAGGCCTTTGGGTATGCGAATATTATATCCTTGGTATTTGGTATAATTTGACAAAATATCGATACATTGATTTAGCTCTTGTTTAATATTATCGTAACCACCAATATCTTTGAACGAAATGGGACTTTTATCAATGACTTCGAAATTGTCGGATTTTTTCTTAGTATTACGACTATTAGAACCATAAAATTTATTGTTATCGTTGTCGTTGTCATCGTCGTCCTGTTCATTATATTTAAGACCCAAACCTGGTATCATACCGCCCGGATTAATAATAATACGAAATCCTCCAGGGGGTCTACTAATATTTTGATTCGCGTAAAGTTCTGCTAAATCATCAAAAAAATGAGATTGCTCCGTGCCGTTTTCATTCGTACCCATAATTTCCTGGTTTTGGATAGTAATGTTTTTAGAATTAAGGCGACGTAAATAGTTTTCATAATATGACCGAGAATATGGATAATTTTTCATAAATAGCGCGTGTCCGGGTTCTCGAATTGCTTTAAAAAACGTTGGGAAAAACGCCGCAACAGAAGTTAGAAACCCGAGAAGCGCAAGGAGTTTCATTTTATTATAAATATACTAAACTATATTTTTATAAACCATTTAACAAAATATAATAATATTGTAAAGATATGCGACTATTAATTATAATTCTACTAATTTTGGTACTTTTGTTAATGATAATACGTGGTAACGAAAGTTTTGATATACCGGTTTATGATAGCGAGCAAGCAACATATAACATTGGTGATATACTAAACACTCCTTGGTACTGGACAGGTGGGAATTGGCCAATAAAAAAGTTACGCCCAGACCATCAAAATGCCGTAGACCATCATAAAGGTAGTATTGGTAATATATATTTTAGTTCACGCCCGGAAGATGAGGATATACCAAACGAAGACAGAATTCGTGAATCTACCGATGAATACATAAAACGAAATGGCGAAAAATTTCAACACCTTATAGATATTGTATCAAATGAAAAAACTCTTACTGCACATATAAGAAGCGGAGATTCGGGTGTTATCGACGAGGGTACGGTAGAAAAAATAAAAGGATTAGCATCAGATTATGATAAAATTTTTATATTATCAGGAATACATTCTGATAAAAATTGGTTTACTGATATAGAACAACCAAAAACCACATTAAATCAATCATTAGATATAATAAAAGCAGCTCTGGGCGACAAAGCAATATTTGATTTTTCCAACGCTGACGTTCATTTATGTTTAATGCGAAAAGCCAGTAATTTATTTTTACATAAAGGTGGGTTCTCAATGTTAGGAGGTATATTATTTCAAGGTAAAAATTTATATATCTCAAATTTGATCGAATCTAGACAAAAAGAACATTATACAAAACACTTGAGTAAAAACGCAAATATAGTTATTTTTTAATTATTAGACATTTTTTCATTATAATAAATTCCTCGTTTTCCGCACAAATCTTCATCTGCTCTTATTTCTTGTGCAAATAAAAATTTGATTGAGCCAGTAATAATGTTTTTTTCTCCAAACTTAGTACATTTCCCCATAAGTATGGATTGCGGGCTTTTAGGTTCTCTAAAATAAGCGCAATTTTTACAGATGGCGGCCTCGGCATTTTTGATAATCGGTCGTAAAACGGGCATAATAACATTATTAATATGTCAACCATTAAGTCAATTTTTTATTTGTATATATAAATGGTAGCACAATCAATATACGATGCCAAAACATTAGATACTACAAAACCGATTCATGGAACTGTTGAAATGGACCAGCATGAATTCGAATATGAAGTTTATTTATTACCAATTTTGGGAGCAGAAAAAACTGCCACTGAGCATGATTTAGTAAATCGTTTAGGGAGTCGAATGCAAAATGGAAAACATTGTTTAGATATTGATGAGGCAGTAGTTTCGCGAAATATTGAGAATGGCGAATATACTGCTATAGCTTTTGTTAAAAACAAAAATCATGATGACGTAGCTTCTGGGACATTACAATATTATGACTGGTGCGATACCGGTAAACCTCAAATGTGGATTAATGATTTATGTCGAATTAGCAACAGTAAACAGTCAGCGAGTCCGGTAAAAGCCCTACTAAAAGTATTTGAAATAGTTACAAAAAAAAATACAAAGCGATTAAGATACATAAATTTGATGGTAGATAATGAGAACCCAGAACAGGCGCAAATATTAATTAATATTTATGGTAAATATGGGTTTGAAATTATAAAAAAAAAAGATTGTGCAATGGATGACCCAGATAGTGAATATACGCTAATGCGTAAACGATTGGACCGAACGTCGCCATCAAAAAGTAGAAAATCGAGAACACCGAAGGGTGGGTATAGAAAGACGCGAATAAACAAATAATTTTTAGTCTCTATTTATATTATGCATGGCACCAATTCGCATAGTTACAAGTTGTTATAATGATGATATAAATTTATCATGGACGCTTTATTTAATAAAAAAAAGCCTACCCTATATTATTTATAAAAAAACTGCTATAAATGAGAACTCACAACAATTTGCAGACCTACCCTATCAATTAATCGAAATCCCAAATATATGTCGCTGTGAATATGCTTTTATATATCATATAGTAAACAACTATGATAGATTAGACGACGTAACTGTTTTTGTGAAATCAAATTGGCAAAAATATGGTATTCATCTATATTATTTATTAGAAAATTGCACTAACTATGATTATATGACAGTGGGTAAGCATAATGAAACAATTAGTTATTTATATCACGAACAAGCCGAAATAGATTTTTGGACGAATTGGTATGATGTCATTTTTACCAATGACCTTGAAAAGCCAAAAAATGTGCATTCTTGGGGACATGGCCCTTGTTTTAGTATATCTCGAGATCTTATTCGGCGGCATCCAAAGTCGACGTACGAATATTTATTAGAAAGATTAACACGGCCAAGCCAGATTTTTAGTGGGTCCAAATTAAACGAAGTCGGTATTATATATCATAATGAAATACAGAGGTTTTATACTATATTTTTTACGCATGGCCTTTTGCCAAATCAATATAAAATATTTAATGATAAACAAATAGATAATATCAAGACAAATATAATCTATCCGAAGCGCCGTTTTACCTTATTTACATAATTAAAACCAAAATGCAAGACGACGGGCGCGCCAAATCAAATAAGGATCTGGGTACGCATAATCATAATAATAGTAGTGGTACGAACGGCGCGTATGATGGTGTTTATGTCTACGATGATGGCTATGGTGGCTTGACGAAGAGGAAGAGGAAGATGACGATGAAGACGAGGAAGATGAAGACATCTTATGAAATAACGCGGTAAAATTATTTTTCCAGTAAAAATAATTTTGCTCCTTAATATGAACTGCAACTTGCAGTTGTAATTACACCAATAATTTAAAAAAGCTAACTAGCAAAAATTGTATTTTGAATATAAAAATATATGCAAAATATTTAAATGGTTCTTTGTCTAAATTATGACGATAAATGGTCACAGTTTTTACTAATGTAAATAGTAAATAAAAATAATATATAGATAATAATAGCTCATGGAATTTTTAGGTGATAATTCTTATGATGGCGTTGTATTGTGAATAAGTTATAATGAAGTGCTTACAATAGGAGCACGAATTTCATTAGTTTTGTAGATAGGGTTTTTGCGGGCACAACCACGTTTGTGTGCCGCTAGTGCTTTTAAATTATTGGCATTGAACGCCTTACACATATCGCACTTGAATCCGGGTTTCTGAACAGTATTTGTATACTTAGTAGACAAGTACTTGTCCAAACATGGAAACCGGATTTCGTCAATTTGACTGAGAACTTTTTTCTGGCAGTCTTTATATAAATTAATGAGTGCTTCTTTTTGAGAAATAAAGAGTTGATACTCTTTGTTGATTTCGTCAAGAACAGCTTTGGAAATGGTGTTCTCGTCGCGTCCTCCCGTGTTCAGTTCCTTCAATTTACCGGAAATAGTATCAATAACATCCACTGCAATTTTGATTTTTTCCGGGCTATAGCAGGCGCTATGAACAAATACGATTATGTTTCCGCGATGGTATTCAATAAGATAATTCGGTTTACTTGCGAATCCACTACGCTGTGACACAAACACACCGTGGCAGTTCTTCTCCTCAACCGTTTTATAGAATTCTGCGATTCTATCCGTACTGATGTTCTCTTCGACATCGGCGCATTCGAATAAAATCACGGGTTTTAAATAGCGTTTCATAAAAAAGCGAACCGATTGTTCTGTGCTATTTTGAAGCACAAATTCGGCCGTGTTATACATTTTGTTAAGAACTCCACCCATTTGTTGAATATTCATGTTCTCACAATTTTCAATACCATTATGGTGGTGCTTCTTGAACATTTCGCCAATTTCATTGATAAATTTGGCATGACTAATCTGTTGACGTACTGCGTTTTCTTTCTGTATGTCGGCAATCTTTTCTGTAATATTATTATTCAGAGCATGAACAGTGTCATGAATAAAATTATTACTGTTTACGATAGGACGTGACGCCATGGACCTTTCAAACAATTCGATGAACATTAGGTTAACGTTGTTGATATCAATTTGTGGATTGTTTTTGTAGAAAGAAACAATACGAGGGTCAATGTTTTCAAGCAAAGAAACCATTGGTTAATATAAGTGATATATATTTATATTATAGATTAAAATTAATTTATGGACGCATTTTAATTTATCGATTTTGCTGCGGTAGAGTCGGCGGATGCGGATTTGGCGGAGGCATAACCGGTGCATTTGGTATGTTTTTCTGTAGGCCGGCAATGATTTGGTCCTTTTGTATTATAATAGAAATCAGTTCAGCATTTTTTTTTTGTAAGTAATCAATCAATGGATTCCGATTTCCTGCCGCTGCATTACTTTCTAACATTTGTTGAATGGATTGTGGTTCGGTCTGATTTTGTATTTTTGAATTACAGTCGTTTAATTCGGCCTGTAATCGTTTATTTTCTTCCATAAGTGCCAAAAAATTGGTCCAGAGCTCATTATATTTGGTTTTCCAAATAAAATTCTCATATCCCAGATTGGTCAAGTAATTAGTCATATGACTATCGACCACCTGATTCGTTGCCATATAATTAAACTATCTATAAATTTTTCTAAAGATTTCGGCATCAAACCACAAATGGTAAGGCTGTAGTACAAAGATTACAAAAGTAGTACAGCGGTTACAATTGTACTTTGTGCCCACAATGAATAATTCAGTAAATACAAATTCAGACTGCATTAATGGTAACAATTTAGGAAAAATATTTGGAAAAAATAATCTGCTCCAGTAATATATGTCGATGTCGACAAACCCTGGCATGCCTCTTTTTCCTGCTTTCAACCCCTACTCTCTCGACCCTAGCCAAATATTAGCGTCAATGCAAAACAATGCTCTTACTTCGAACATCTACGAAGGAACCGCAAAAGCGGTTAACGCCACAAATGACAATCAGCGTCTTATGACAAATGAATTTGCCAACACGAATAGCAACATCTATGAAGGTGTTGTTAAAGGTATCAACTCCACCAATGATACCCAGCGTCTTATGACCAGCGAGTTTTCCAATGTGAACAAGAATATCTTTGATACTATTGCCCAGAACGCTGTTGCCATTGAACGCAATGGTGCTGCTGGTACAGCTACAAGCGAGCGTGTTGGTTACCAGATTGGTACAGCCGTTGAGCGTAACGGTGCCAATGCTGCCGCTACATCTGAGCGTGTCGGAAGCCAGGTCGGTGTTTCCGTGGAGCGCAACGGTGGAAATATTATGAGCGCGATCGAGAGAGTGGCTGGCGAGGGTCGCCTTACCACGACTGTTGTTGACGCCACTTCTCGTCAGGCTGCTAATGATAGCGCTCGTGACGTGCTTCGCGCTGTTGACCGTGTTGGTTTAGATGCCGTCAGCACCACCAAAGAGACCTATGCTAGTCTTTTACAATCTATTGAGCGCAATGCTGGCGAGACCCGCTTAGCGAGTGTTATTGGTCAGGGATCCACGGACTCTAAATTATTAGATGTCCGCCACTCTGTCTTAAATGATATTAACCGCGCCTCAAACGAGACCCTTGTGAATGGTATCCAGAACTTCAATGTTCTTAACAAGGCCATTACGGATTCTGCTTGGGAGCAACGCACTGCTAGCGCCACGGGTTTCCAAAATCTTGCCGAGGAGCACCTCCGCTCAAAATTTGACCTTGCCAGTCAAGCATCCACAAATCACGCCAAGGAGTTACTTCAGAATGCTAACAACTATGCTTCTCTTTTACTTGAGGACCAGAAGAACAAGGAGCAAATTGCGTCACAGGCAAGCACCTATTATGCAAGCCAGCTTCTTGAGGGCCAAAAGAACAAAGCCGACTTAGCCAGCCACTCTGCTATGCAGTTTGCTGCTATGGTAAGCAAATCCGATGGCCATGCCGCCGGCTTAGCTAAGCAGTTGGACAACCACTATTCTTCGCTTCTTTTGGAGCAACAGAAGTCGAAGGAGCTCATAACTCTTCAACTCCACGAGGCCAAATACGAGGCTCTTAAGCACAAGATGGAGCTATCTAAAGAGATGGGCGATTGCTGCTGCGAGATTAAAGAGAAGGTTGACCAGCGCAGCCAGGAGGTCATTGGTGTTGTAGATACCCTTGACCGCAACCGTCTCCGTGACGAGGTCAACACCACCAACAACGAGAACAACTTATTGAAGTTTGCTGAGCTTGGTTCGTTTGGTGGCTATGGTGGCTATGGTGGTTATGAAGGAGGATACGGTCGTGGTTCCCGTGGTCGTCACGGCGGACATGGTCGCCGTTGAAGGTGCGAAGGGTCGTCAGATAGTCATAACGAGAGAAGACACGGTGTAGAATCCGGTCCTAGACGTAGAAACAGTTCATCTGATTCTTCATCAAGTTCATCGGATAGTGAATCAACTTCATCTAGCTCATCATCTTCTTCATCTTCTAGTTCTTTTTCTTCATTGAGTTCTTATAAACGCGGACCTAGAGGCTACCGTGGCCAACGTGGATTTATTGGACCTCCCGGCCCTCCCGGTTTAAACGGTTCCACAGGACCCCCTGGCCCCGAAGGATTAGATGGCGCAACTGGTCCATCAGGTCCAGAAGGTCCCACTGGACCTACAGGCCCGTCTGGCCCAACTGGACCTACAGGACCTGAAGGACTAACTGGACCTACTGGACCCGCAGGACCGTCTGGTGGTCCCACGGGACCGGTTGGACCAGTCGGACCAGAAGGACCTGTAGGGCCCACAGGACCATCTGGGCCAACTGGCCCCACAGGACCTACAGGACCAGCTGGACCCGAAGGACCTACAGGACCAGCTGGACCCGAAGGACCTCAAGGCCCCGCCGGAATACCATAAAATATTTGACGCTCCTTGCCAAAAACCCCTCCAATAAAAAATAATTATTAATAAATATTTTTTATATTATGCCTTCATTCGCAAATAGCGCCGGTCCTGAGGTAGAAGTCCATCCACAAATTTCTGCTCAAGTTGTAACGTTCTTCCGTTCTGCATAGTCCACTCATGAACCGGTGTTTTGGCCCATCCCATAAAGACAAAGTCGCGACAATATACCTTATCTTTAATTTTATCATTAACGGTAATAGTTGAACCAATCGCAGGCTGTTGAACAGACAGGCAACGCTCTGCGTTATACCATTCTTCGACGCCCGTTTTGGGGCACTTACAAATTGCCATTTTCTTAGCAATACCGATATAAAATTCGGGATAATTCTGCTTAGAATGAAAATGGCTCCAGAGCTTATTCATATTTTTGGACGTACTTTTCTGAAACACAAAATCGCCGTATCTGTGGACGGAATAATCCTCGTATTTGGTATGATGTTCTCCATCAATATCAAATTCTGGAGTTGAGCCAACAGGATAAATATTCATTTCAGCAACAGACATGTTTTGTTTTGTTATTCATGAAAGAAGAACAAAAAAGAATCAATTTTTGAGAACCTAATTTACGCAAACTCATTTGACAAGTATAGTTTTTCTTGTTTTAACCACTCTTTTTTTAACTTCTTAGCAATACATTTACTAATTTCGTTTCCCGAAACATCGTGTGTTGGGATTCCATTGCTATCAAAAGATGAATAAAGACCAGTTTGTCTACAAAACATGTCTTGAGGTTTTATAGACATTCTAGCCATTTTCTCGCTAAAAATGCGCCGCCTTTCTTCGGTAAAATCCATTGCAAATAATTTACACCAATTCAATTCCTTTATTTCAAATCAATTTTTTGAGAACTTTACTAAAAAATTGATTCAATACGATAAAGTAATTAACAACACAAAATGAGGCTTTCACAAATTCTATTCTTCACGTTATTTTGCGCTGCGCAGTCAGATTGTAACGCAAAATGCGCAAGCAAATGTGCCAGAAAGCAGGCAACTAAAGAAAAGGTGTTACATTGCCAATACGTAATTCGTAATTTTAAGCCGTGGACCAAAACTGTATGCACAGTGCCAGAGACCAATTACCAAAACATATATAAAAATTATAGTGTAACAAATCATGAGCAGTTATATATTGAATATCAGCCATGTATGGATTGGTTTGCTGGCATAATATTTGATAATCTCATTTATGTGTTTATGATTATATATATGATTTTGCTTATAAGGTATCCTTGTGCTTAACTACCATAATATGTGACGTGCCAAATTATTGGCCGAATAGCGATTACCAGACCAATCGCCCTTAATTTTACCAGAACGCGTTAAATAATTCTTACGCCTAGCTTTATCATGGTGTTTGGTATAATCTTCGTAACCCATTTGTCCAAAATTAGCCCAATGATTATTTTTTTTATCATAGACGGAGTATTTTTTGCCCGCAACAGTACCGGGGTATAGTTTCCCAGTCTTACCTAAATATTTATAGGCTTTTGCTTGGGCAGTACGAGGATTTGAGTATAAATAAAGGCGCGATGGCCAGGTTCTCTTTTTCTGTGTTTTATTGAGCGAAACCATTTTATATTATATGCACAATTTATTTTTCTAATACATGCTGTAAATAATGGTTGATAAATAGAAATAAACATCGTGTTAATATATAATGTATATTATTTCAGGTACGAGCTTCCACCTGATTGCCATTTCATTTTTTGTTTATTTATTAGTAAACCTTTTTGAGAACCTAATTCACTATAATATTGGTAGATTTAGTAATAAAGAAACAAAACTCGAATTACCCAGTAAAAAAGATTGGATAAAAATAATTGTAGTAATGTGTGTTTTTGCTTTGCTACAAGGATTATTGACATATTATTTTAATAAACAATTTACCCAAAAATAATGAGGTTATTAATCAAAAATTGATTATCATTATCAAATGTTAATGACAATAACAAACTAAACCATGAATAACAATGACCGAATTATACTAAGAATGCTTCGAAATATAAAGCGTGGCGGTGGTAGTCTGAGAAAACTACATAAATATTTTGGTATCCAAGACACAGAGAGGAATATTCGAGGAATTAGTATAAGACCTGACTCTGAATATGTTAATATAATATATTTAAAAATAAAATCAAAATCTCGTGATTATGATGTTCTCGAAACATATATTGATGGTTTACCCAGGGATATTAATAATGTTATTTACTCTTATTTGTTTACGGTTCGAGAACTAAATTATATGATCCGTTTACCGATAAATTATCCATTTGAAGAACCAAAATGGGTTTTCAAAAAATATAGTGAAAATGGCAAATCGGTGCCGCATTATGAACCAGACCCCAATGCACTATATTGTGGGCAAGACCATAGTCCATCCATGCATATTGATTTAGAAATATTACTCTATGTTTCATCATTGAGTTGGTTTAATAAAGAATAAAGGAAAAAATAACCGTACATAGTATATAGAATGAATATTACGGTTCTCGTTTTTTCTGTGGTATTGTTTTTTGCGTTGACGCCGGGTATTTTAGTGACATTACCCAAGAATGGTGGTAAAATAACTGTCGCAGCCGTACATGCACTCGTATTTGCACTTGTGTTTTATTTTTCGAATAAATTTATTGGGCAGTTGTCGGAGGGGTTTAAGGAGGGTAAATGCATGAGAAAAGGCGGTTGTGCCGAGTCAAATTCTGGGCCAGGTTGTTATATTAACAGTGCTGGAAAACGCATTTGTAATAGTAGAAGGTAAAAATATATTTACAAAACATCCACAGCACGAACAATAATCGTCAGATCGCCTGACTTCATAATATAATACTCCCCATAAAATGGTCGAATAAATTGTAATATACTACGAAAATCACAGTTATGAACTGTAAATATATCTTCCTGGCATAGCATGGAGGGCACCATATTTTTAGGAACTGTTGGTCCGACCATCTTCTGTGTAAACGTATCGTCATCTACAAAATAAAGTCTACTACTAGGACAGCGAAACATATAAATAGTACCCATTTTTTTCTCTACAAAAGATAAATTTTTGCTACTAAGCAAATATTTATTGAGCCGAGTCGTCATGTTGATTCATTTTTCTTTAAATAAACCTGAACAAAAGGAATCAATTTTTAGCCAAAATATAATAATCAAACGTCCAGTCCCAATAATGATATAATTTGAGTCCATTGCTCATTGATTCTATTTCTTCAACAGAATAACGCCGCGCTGCGCCCAAAATATGGTCAAAGGTCATAAAAAAAGGCACAAGTAAAAACCGCATTAATCCATAAAACGGATTATCGGCCATAATGGCACTACCACCGAGTGAAACTATTGAATATGCAATGAGTCCAAAAACAGGTAACGTTAAGATATGTAAATATTGTAACATAGAGCAAAATCGCCGGGGTTCTACAATAAAAAGAGTCATATTATTTTCGCGTATTTGTTCAAATACTTTTTCTACAGTGGTTGGGTCCATATGATGAAGGCTACCAAAAAGGGTCACAGTTTTAACAGAATCAGGTAAATTTGATAAATGGGTAGCATCGACAGGTTCTCGAATATACGAAATGTTTTCAGTTGATAACTTAGACCACAAATTGACTTTTGGATGTAGGTCAGATAATATAATTTTAATATCATTGCCAAAAAATCGGTGTAAATGGCCTACTGTAGCTTCTCCGCCCCCCGAGCCAATATCTAAAAACATACTATTACTATCAATGAGTTCGGTAAATTGCTTAGGTAAAGTATTTATTTGGTAACGTTGGCTATAGCTCATATCATAAAGCATACCATCAGCGCAATCCGGGAACATTTTATTAAACCAATCAAAATCTTCAAGCTCGTTTATAGGGAAACGTTCTTCTGATAGAATAAAATAAGTACTACAAATAAGTGCCAAAATACATAATATTACAAATAATAAATAATAATAATAGTAAATTATTTTGAAAGGGCTAATGAAATTCATATATTATCAAAACATATTCTAAACCACCGCATAACCTAGTGTACTATTTTAATTACAAATTAGAATAGTAATATTAAAATTAGTTAGATTTCAATAAAAATAAAGTAAGCGTCGCATTAATTTGAGGGTTTGTATAGCCGAGACCACTAATATCATATAAAGTTACAAATGGAATATAAGGTGTGTTATTATAAACTTCAAGAATACAGGCTTTGCCGCTGGGTGCATACGGGCAATCAGTGCAAATATCCTCTTCGCTGATTTTAACAATAACCAAACATGAATTTTGGCAGGACCCAGTTAGAGAACCGATAGTTGAACCAGGGACAATTGTGTTTTTATTTTTATATAACGAGAACTGACAGGCTTCAATATGATAAATATTGGTATAGACATAATAATATCCTTTTTGCCAAATATGGATTTGACTTGTGGCTGGGTTATGCGCACATGAGCCTTCAATATAGTTATTCATAGCAAATGAAATAGGGCTATTAGCCAAAATTTGCTGTTGATTAGTATTATAAATATTCAAAAAAGTACTTGAAACGTTAACAGTTAGACCAGGTGGGCCAATAGGACCAGGCGGACCAATTGGACCAGGCGGACCTGGGCTACCGGTAAAATAAAAATATTCACGAATACTTTTACCGAGTAATATTTCTTTACCGGCAAAATGTTCGTTTAAAAACACATGGCTTAAGTCCAACGGTTCTCGAATATAACAGCCAGAACCATCAATTGTTTTGACGCAATTGCATGAATTGTCAATATCTGTATAAACAATAGAATTTTCCATATAACAATAATCATAAAATTTTATAACTAAATAACTGCATTATTAATAAGGCAATTACAATTCTAATTACAAAAATTAGAATGGTAAAAATTGAACGCATTATCAAACCCAAGAAGTTCTCAAAACATGAACGAAACAACTTATTTGATATTACAATGTGGAGCACCATTTTTATATAAACCGGCATATTTCCGCGTACCTAACCGAATGACACCAAATACGTACAATTTTATTGTTATGCAGAATAAAACAAATAATGGGTGTATAGGTTTGACAAAAAACATGACCAAGGATAAAATGAAGAATAGTGTGAAATTAAACGGACAGGGACCAATAGATTATAGTATACTATCTAAAAGAAGAAGAAGATGCATAATAAAACCATTATGTGAGTGGTCATCAGATAGTGACGATGACTTGTATTAGTAAAAAAATATAATATTCATTAATGTAATAACAGTAATATTTAAATCCATTTGCTTCTTTGAGCAAAACAAAATACGCCCCAGAAGACCTTTCCATCTGGATAGGTCATTTTTCCATAGGTTTGTTCCTTTTCTGGCTCATCCTCTTCATAATAGTAGTCGTCGTAGTATTCATCTTCAGAGATTGTTTCTTCATTCCGAGTTGCTAGATCACAAGGTACTTTGCTAATCCAGCCATCCGAATCCACCTCTTCCTCCTCATCATCTTGTTCGTCGTCTTTAATCCAGAGGTCCCGAATAGGACCATGGTAGACGTTACCATTGGCAAAAGTCATCTTTCCATAACAGGGAAGACCTAGTTCGTCAAAATAGCCTTCATAAACATCGCCATTTTCGAAATACTTGGCGTTGTCACTGAACCGGCTAATTTTTTCGCAGTTCCATACTGGTTTCTCGGATGCTAGCTCACTAACTGAAGTGAGCAAAGGGAAATGTACAGTTGATGAAATATCGACGACGGGCTTACGAAACTTTGACATGGTTGGTTTGTTAAAGTTATTGAAAAAAGAAGATCAAAATCAATTTTTATGTTGTTGAACAAAGTTCTCAAAATTAGACAAGAGGTGTAATATTATAGGCGTGACGCCAAACTAGCATGGCATTAATATTGTCAGGATTTAATGTAGTCTCGTTATAAGGAAACGATTGTAAAGTCAGGTTTGTCATTGAACCAACAATGCTAGGATCACGATTATAAATAATTTCGCTGCCGCGTAAAAGAAGTTTGAAGTAAATATTTTGTGCAAATGTTATGTAAAAATGGTCAACAAAATTAGTATTTGGATTGCCCCTATTCATGGGGCGGTTAATAATATTATATATGGTACCTTGATAACATTCATTTTGAGAACCGCGAACAGAAACCAGGACCTTTTGTCCAATGCGCATAGAGTGTGGTTCAGTTAGAAAATCCATGTTAATTTAAATTAACAGAAAAAATTTAAATCAATTTTTTTATGCGTTTATAAATAGATTTATAATTATAAAAAACAACAGCTAGAATAGCAAATACGGAGATACTGGTTACAACGTAAGTAGAATCAGTAGAAAGTAAATTGGTAAACGATTCAGTAGGCTTTTTAATTTCGTCAACAATAACAACACTATGAATATTACGATTATCAAGTATAATATTGGGGTAATTTTTAGGTATTCCATGTTTACCTTCTAATACATAATTTGATATGAGAACACCTAGAATGGCTTGTTCAGGAGTAAACCATCTAAATTCCGGATTTAAATCGCCATATTGTTCTCCATTAATAAATTCATCAACCAAGCAATATTTTTTCCATTCTTCTAAAATTTCAATGCTAGTTTTAGATTTTCTACATATAATAACGTTTGCGATAAGCAAGGGAAAATCTTTTGTAAACTCTTTATCAATTGCTAATTCATTTATAATATTGGGTTTACAATGTTGTTTTAAAGTAAGATGCATGTTTTCTCTAGGTATAAAAAAATCAAAATTTGCTTTATTCATAATATGGTTAATTGCGTTCTCAAAATCATTAAAATCTTTTAACTGTCCATATTTTTCACAGTTACAATCACGGTATACAAGAATATCCCCGTCGTTCATTTTTTCTAATTCTAAAAGCATAATGACTGGTTTCCACGCACAGAATCCGACTAAATTCATATTAGCATTCATAGAAACTAGACCGGCATTAGGGTGTTCTTTTACAAATTCTCCGTATCCATTATCTTTTAAATACTTAGGACTATACATAAAGTATTTCAGGTTAGTCTTTTTTAAACCATCGATAAGCTGTTGTTTAGAACCGGATAAATTTAATCCTTTATCATTTGGTTCTCCTTCTGAACAAAAACTAATATAATGCATTTATTTATATTATATGTACAAATAATTTACCAGAAAGCAAAAAATTGAAAGCTGAATTCAATAAAATAAACATTGTAAAAACAACAAAATGGCAGCTCTTGCTCTTGAAGTTCAAAATTCACACAATATTGAGGTTACTACTGCTGTCCAGCAGAATTTTAAAGGCCAGGACCAGCCATTTTTTGGAGAAACCGCGTGTGGTCGTAGGTATTTTGGAATATGGGATGGTCATGGCTCAGATAGTGTAATAACTGAGCTACGAAGTTATATGGTTAATGGAAAGTTGGCAGAATTTATGGAAGAAACGTCACCCGTCTGCGCTGTTGCAAATGAACTACTCAGAAAAAACATTTGCAAGAGCTATGAATCATCGGGTGCAACAATGAACTGTGGTATATTGGAGGGAAACGTGCTGAAGTGTATAAATTGCGGAGATTCGCGCATGTTTGTGTTTCGAAATGGAGAACTTTTGTTTCAAAGCGACGAGCATTCTGCGTTAAACGAAAAAGAGAGGGCGCGTTTAGGAGACAAAGTAACATACGAAAAGAGTAGAAATATAAAAATGGTAGACAAAAACAAAATTATAGCAGTTTATTCGGAATATGTCCAAATGAAAAACGGAAATCACCTGGCCGTTACGCAGGCACTGGGTCATAATGGCAATTTGCCGCCTTTTCCTGAAGTATACGAAATTGAAATTGGGCCAACAGATGAAATTGTAGCAGTATCGGTAAGCGATGGGGTAACAGATATGCTTTGTTACGACGAGCAAGAAAATATTGTTCCTCAAGACACGAAAATGTTATATGAACTTTCTGCGGAGGAACTAAAGAATAAAATACAGGAGAGATGGTTACAGCAATGGACAATGGTATCTTTAAACGGAGAGGAACACCATGGAATAAAATACGAAAAAACAGACTGTGATGATGTAGGAATTACGCGTTTTGTAATGCGGCCCAAAGAATAAAGTTCTCGAACTTGGATAAAATTGATAACTTTTTTATGTCAGTAAAACGGTAAACCAAAACAGCAACATGGATAATCAGCCAAAGACAAGACAAGAAAAGAAGGGTCGCGATAAGCAGAAAGGTACTACGCCCTATAGTACGAAGCATGTCAGACAGCAGGAACGCCTGGCTGAGCTTCAGAAGAAACGCACAGATAAGACCAAGTGATTATTAAGCAATTTCATCACTCAAATATAGAGACCAATCGCAAAATGTAAAAAAATATATAAATAATATATATTTTTTTATTAAAATGGTTATAGTATCCGCAGTATTAATTGATAAAAAAAATGTTCCTACGCACAAATTAATGGTAACAACTACACCTAAAATTAAAGATAAAGTTAAAATTCGTATATCAGATTATAATTCGTATACTGAGACAGAGTTGACCAGAGGAGCTTGGCTTAACGACAACAATGATCATACAGAAGTAGATTCAAAAGATTTTTATGATTTTGTAAATTTTGTAAATAATTTAGAAGACGGGGACGTAAAGGAGTTAACTATTAAAGACGGCTTTATCAAAAATGAAGGAATAGTTATAGGTACTTTAGGCGAAATCTCAAAGGGTAAAACTTCAAACGCCGCACCCATTGAGCACTATTCTGGAAAAATGGTATTTAACGAAAACGAGGATGAAAATTCTGGACGTTACAAACTTGTCACTAAATTTAAGGCCGAAGCCAAAGCCTTATCAGAAGCAAGAGATGTCGCTGATACAAAAAAAAAAGAACACGATGATAGATCGGTAGTGCGATATCCCTGGAATGATAAGAATATGGGAGGGAAGAGACGTAAAACGAAATCCAAAAATAAAACAAAACGCAATACTCGTCGAGGTTCCTCACGGAGGTCAAGAATTAAATAAATGTTCTCAAAATTCAAACAAAAATTTGAGAACATTGGAATAAATTTGTAATTACAAATGTACTTTTTGTAATTATTGCAAAATCGCAATTTTTGAAATTAGTATTTGAATTGTAGGTTACTACCTTTTCGTAGTTATTGTGTTTTGTATAGGAACGCTAACTTTATTTTTCTTAACACAACCGCGTTTATGGGCAGATAAACTCTGTTTATTACTAGCATTAAAATTATTACATAGGTCGCACACGTAACATGCGTTCTTTACATAAGCGTATTTTTGGGATAAATACCGTTCGAGTTCCGGAAATTTGATATCATCGATTTGTGCGAGCATTTTTTTCTGAAAATCACGAAATAAAACAGTAAGGTTCTCCTTTTGAGCAATATATTTTTGATATTCATCATTAATATTATCTAAAACTTCTTTTGAAATAGCGTTTGTGTCTTCGTCTTGGCTAAGTTCTTCAATTTTAACAGACAAACTATCAATAATATCAACAGCCAGGCGAATTTTGTCTGCAGAATATTCGCAATTCTGAACATAGATTAAAATCTTACCCTTATGAATATCAATTTGAAAGTTCTGCTTAAAAGAAATACCGGAATACTGAGATAAAAATACACCATGAGTGTTTTGATTATCTACGTCAACAATAAATTTTGCAATTTCTTCCTTATTGATGTTTTGCTTATAATCCTTGTTCTCAAATAAAATAGGAGTTTTATCTGGGCGTTCCATAATAAAATCTCCAGATGATTTTATGCCAGTGGTATCCCGAACTTCTGCGCTAGGATATAAAGTATTCAAAATATTACAAAGATTATGTTCTCCATATTTACCTTTATTCGAGGATACGTTATATTTACTAAGAAATTCGTTGAGTTCTTCTTGAAGCTTACTCTGGCTTTGCAACGAATTTGTAGCAGTCTCTTTGAGAACATCAATATTTTGTGTTATGCGGTTCTCGCTAGCTGTAAAAAAAGAATACAAAGGCTGTTGAATTGTTTGCATCATGTTACTATACTTGGCTTCAAAATTACCGAGAAAATCATTAATAGATTTATCGCTATTCATGTTTTTTGCTAGTTTGTTTGTATCCTCGTTAATCTGAGTATAAAGTTGTTTTAAATTAGCTTGCATTTGAGAAGTTAGCTGTTGTTGGTTCTTAGGAATTATATCGTTCAGTATTAATGTGGTTTTATCAACTAGATGTGTGTTATTCTTATCCATGAGAGCAGTAATTTTTTCACTCGTAGTTAGTGTGCTATTATGAATAACCTGTCGAACATCTTCGATATAATCCTTTTTCAAATCCATAAACTGTAACATCATATTGTTTTTCATCTCAGAATTGATCTTAGAAATGTTCTCGCCAATCGTATTCATATTTTGTTTTAAATAATCTATTTGTAGTTTACTTTCCTTCATATAAGACAACAATTGAGAATTTATGTTTTCAGTAACATCACTTGATATTTCATTAAATATGTTTTCCATAAAATCTATTAGCATAACGTTAGCAGTTTCAATATTTATATTTTTATTTTGATTATAGAATTCCCATATGCGTTTGTTTTTAATAACAATTTCATATTCGTTAGCATTAATGCTCATATTAATATATATTTCATTAGCGTTTCTTTAAGTCATTTCTGATTGATTTAAGTTTTTAAAATAATATTTAAGAACTTAAAATTCTTAATTAAGAATTGAGTAAGTTTTTGATTAGGTTTTTTAAGTTCTTAACAAACTTAACAAGAACTTAAACCAGATTCATTTATTTATTTAGAAAAACTTAAAATATTTAATAAATTTATAGATTTTGTTGTGCCGTTTCGGCATGGGCAAAGACCACAACAAAATCTATAAATTTA